AGAGATAGCGAGGAATACCAGATTCTTCTAAACAGAGTTTACAACGCTCTATACCAGAACGAAGGATTTAGGCGAGCTCTTGAAGCATCTAAACCCGCTATCTTAACGCACTCAATAGGTAAAAATGATGAGAGCAGAACAGTATTGACTCAATCGGAATTCTGCGGAAGACTGATGAAGTTGAGAATGGGTAAAAAATTGGAGGAAGAGTAAATGAAAGAAATAAAAAAGACGGATCCAAGACCAATTTGTTTTGCTACCTCTTGCTTTTTTCACGATGGAAAAAAGCATTGCGCGTGTAAAATACAATACACCAATGAGCGTGGAATATGTGGAACTTATAAAGACGGAAAACAAGTCGAAGAAATGTTTATGCATTTTGAAAATTTTAATGGGATTAAGGTATTGGATAAATACAGATTTATGGGAAAAGAAAAAAGGGAGGAAGAATAATGTATTTAGAAGAAAGAGTAGCTAGAGTTGAAGCCTTTATGGAAGCCTTTCTATCTGAACACCCTGATATGTGTCCACATCAATGGTGGTTAGATGGTAGTAGCTACGAAGATGAAGAAGGAAATCATAGAGTGGGAATTCGATGCAGATTTTGCGGTAAACAAGAAGAACGCATTGAACGAAAGGAAAAAACAGATTCGTCTATAGGCTTTAGTTTTACATTTTAAGGAGAAATATAATGGCAAATAAAGAAAAAGTAAAAAGCATAATTAAAGACTTAATGCAGCAGCTATATGAGGCAAAAGGCTTTAATAATCTTGATTGCAATCCTCTTGAACGCAATATATTTGAAGCAGAAATGAAAGATCTGTGGGAAGATGTTGAAGCTCATACTATACTTTATACTGATGAACGAGAAGAGTATGAGGAAGAAATTGAAAGCTTAAAAGCAGATATCGATGACTTGAAAGACTATAATGATCATATACGAGAAAGAAATGAAATACTAGAGAGTGACAATACAGATTTAATAGATAGAAACTATGATTTACAGCTAGAGAATGATAAGCTTTGGGAAAAGTTAAAGAATATTAGCAAGGTGGTGAATGACACATGGTGCTAACTGATCAGCAATTAACTGGACTTACGATCGCACTTCAGCGATATAAAGCAGGCGAAAAGTATACGGTTATTTCGGGATACGCTGGATCTGGTAAGTCAACGCTAGTTAAATTTTTAGTAGCCGCGCTTTTGAATACTGGATCTGGTTTAACAATAGAAGATGTAGCATACGCAAGTTTTACTGGAAAGGCGGCATCTGTACTTCAAAAAAAGGGTAATAAAAATGCAATGACCCTTCATAAGCTATTATATTATACTCGCCCCCTACCCAATGGCAAATTCGTGCATTCCCCCAAAACGGAATTAGAATATCGTATTATTGTGATTGATGAATGTTCTATGGTGCCGCAAGATATGGTAGCACTTTTATTTTCTCACAATGCTTACCTTATTTTCTGCGGCGATCCAGGACAACTTCCTCCAATTGATAAAACAAATGCCAATCATTTATTAGATAAACCTCATATCTTTTTATCTGACATTATGCGTCAAAGTTTAGAAAGTGATATTATTCAATTGAGCTTAAAAATTCGAAATGGAGAAAGAATAGATAATTTTAAGGGAAAAGATGCCATGGTTCTACCTTCTAGTGAATTGAATACAGGTATGTTGACTTGGGCAGATATTATTCTATGCTCAACTAATAAGACTAGAATTGCTTTAAACTCACAAGTCCGAGAACTATTGGGTTATGAAAAACCATTAGAAAAAAATGAAAAATTAATCTGTTTAAAAAATTATTGGTCTGAAATTTCAGAATCAGGCAATGCTTTAATTAATGGCACTATTGGATATTGCACTGATTTTTATGAACAAACTTTTTATCCTCCAAAAATTTTAGGAGTGCCTCCTATCCCAATTATTTCTTGTAATTTCCTTTCGGAAAATTTGGACAAGTTTAATGAATTGAATATGGATAAAAATTATATAATAATGGGAGAGGGAAGTTTAACCCCCCAACAAATCTATAAACTTTCTCGAAATAAAATGACAAAGCATATGATTCCCTATGAATTCACATATGGTTATAGTATTACTGGACATCGCGCGCAAGGCAGTGAATGGGATAAAGTACTAGTTATTGAAGAACGTTTCCCATTTGATAAAGAAGAGCATAAAAAATGGCTATATACTTGTTGCACAAGAGGAAGTGAAAAAGTCGTTATTATAAAGGAGTAAAAAAATGGAGTACAAACAAATTCCAATAGGGCAAGCTGAAAATATTTCTGGTAAATAGTTTAATCGTTTAAAAGCGCTATATAGAGTAGAGCATCCAACAGGGAGAAAAGGTGTCTTTTGGCTCTGCGAATGTCAATGTGAAGCAAAGACTTTATTAGTGGTGTCTAAAAACCATTTAACATCAGATCATACTAAATCTTGTGGCTGTCTTAAACACGAAAATAAAAGTGGCGGAAGACCAGTTCGAGATTTAACAGGACAAACTTTTGGAGAACTTACAGTTTTAAGTTTAGCCAAAACAGAAGGTGGCCATGCCTTTTGGAATTGCAAATGTTCTTGTGGAAGGGCGCATATAGTAATGGGCTCAAGTCTTACGGCTGGCGACACCAAAAGCTGTGGATTTTGTAAACCTAGGCATTTTATTGATTTAAGTAATCAAAAATTTGGCTTATTAACTGCTTTAGAACCAACTGAAAAAAGGATTGGATCTTATGTAATTTGGAAATGCTTATGTGATTGCGGTAACTATACGGAAGTTCCTTCTGGCTATTTAACTGTGGGGCAAACAAAAAGTTGCGGCTGTTTAGGCGCATCCTATAATGAAACAAAAATTACACAAATGTTACAAGAAGCCGATATTAGCTTTACAAACCAAAAGAGTTTTAAAGACTGTTTGTTAGCCTCTGGTGCAAAGGCTAGATTTGATTTTTATATAGAAGACTCTTATATTATTGAATTTGATGGACAACAACATTTTTCATATCGCAAAGATACTATAAATACTTGGAATACAAAAGAGCATTTTGAAGAAACTCGCAACAACGATTTACTTAAAAATAAATATTGTTTTGAACATAATATTCCATTAATTCGTATCCCATATGATCAAGAGTATGACCTAAACGATTTAAAATTAGAAACTTCAAGATTTCTATTAACAAAAGAAAATGAAGAAGAATATTATCAACGGAAATGAGGTAGCAATGAAACCATATATAGAAGCAGAATTACACGATCTAATTGAGAACATAAAAGCAACGACTGATGTAAGAGAGCTATCTTTTGAAGAATTGTATCTTTTATTCAGACAAAAAATAAAAGAAAAACAGATACCTGTAGAAGTATACTACGACCCAGAGAGGCTAGATCCCAATTCTCTTTGGATACTTGGCGTAAGCGAACTTCAAAAGCCAATAAAAATCGCTTTCATTGGCGATCCGCCGCTAATAGATCTAAATAACTTTGAAATAGGAGCATGGAAAATAAATGACAGAAAAATATGAACAAGCAATAAAAGAAACTTTTAAGTATCTTGATAAATGTATCGCAGAACAGCGAGCTAAGAACTATGCACATATTGGCTTACTTAAAGAAGAGATTATCGAAAGACAAATGAAGAAACGAGGTTTTGATGTTTATTGTTCTTACAGTCAAGATCATAAGATGATTAATGTCTTTCCTTGTGAAAACAATTTACCAATTCATATTTGGAGGGAAAAATAATATGTTTATTGAAGTAACTCTTTTTCATTCTCAAAATAAAATAATGCTAAATACGGCATATATCGAACAATTTGGGCCAAGTCGTGAAATTCTAACTGGCACTGAAATTTGGATAAATGCTGATTCTGATAATGAGCCCTATGAGGTAAGTGAAAGTTATTTAGATATATGTCGTATGCTTGGTTTAAAATGATAAAAGCCGTATCAGGTGATACGGCTTGATTTTTTGTAAAAAATAAGTTATAATTATTATATATAAAAGTATGCGAAAGGAGAATAATAAATATGTTTAGCACATTAATTGATAAAAAAACAATTCAAGAGGTAAGAGAATTTTTAATAAGTGAAGATTGTAGATTTGTAGATAATATGAATAGAGCGGGTTTAAGTTTTCCTGCAATGGCGCTTATTATTCAAGCAATAGAAGATAAATGTAACGAGATTGAAAATGCTTTAGAGTAAAATTAAGGTCAAATCTCAATAATTTTATTATCACTTTTTTCTTATATATATAAGAACAAAGTGAAAGGAGAGCATTTTATGGCTTATATTTATAAAATTACCAACCAAATAAACAATAAAGTTTATATAGGAGAAACTATTCGAGGGGTTGAGACAAGGTGGAGGGAACATATAAGAAGGGCTCATTCTAAAGAAGGTGATCATGGATATTATTATCATATTTCTTGTGCTATACGAAAATACGGAGAACAAAATTTTATTATTGAAACGCTAGAGAAATGCCCTGATGAAATTAGATTTGAGCGAGAAATGTATTATATAGAATATTTTGACAGCACCGACCCTAATAATGGATACAATGCAGTTCTTGGAGGACAAGGGGCGATTCTATATCCCACTCAGCTTTTTCTTGATGGCTGGAATCAAGGTCTTTTAATTAAAGAAATTGCTGAAAAAATAGGCTGTTCAAAAAAAACTGCCCGACTTCGATTAAGAGGAGCAGGAATTTCACGAGAAGAGATAGCCGCAAGATTTGGTTGCGCAGTAGCAAAACGATGTGCTTATCCTGTACTACAGTATGATTTAAATGGATATTTTATCCAAGAATGGGAATCAGCCTCAGAGTGCGGCAGGGCTAATGGTTTTCAACAAACAGCAATTAGTTAGGTATGTGCTTAGAAATAGAAAAGTGCTTACGGCTTTCTTTGGAAATACAAAGCAGATGAAAGAGATATCCAAGAGTGGGTACAAATTTATTAGAATAAGTTATCTAGTGGACGCCCTAAGAAAAGAATTCAACAACTCACGTTAGATAATAGCATAATTGCTGAATATGACTCTGGAGCAGATGCAGCTAGAGCTCTAGGATTACAAGATAAAAGTAATATTTGCGCAGCTGCCAGAAAGCAAAGAAAAGCATATGGATATTATTGGAGGTATATAGAATAAAAAATGAAACGATGTGAAATTCATACTCATAGTGATTATAGTAATATTAGATTGTTAGATAGCGTAAACACTGTACAACGTCTTATAGATAAGGCAGTAGAAATAGGACTTCAAGGAATTGCTATTACAGACCATGAAACTTTAGCTGGACTACCAGAGGCTAATTTTTATGCAGAAGAAATTCAAAAAAAATATCCTGATTTTAAAGTTATTTTAGGCAACGAGATTTATTTATGCAATACTAGAGAAACTGGACAAAAATATTGGCATTTTATCTTATTGGCGAAAAATTTTAATGGATGGCGCGCATTAAGAGAGTTATCATCGCGCGCTTGGCTCAATAGCTATTGGGATCGCGGCATGGAAAGAGTAGTAACTCTTAAATCAGATCTCGAAGAAATTGTAAACAAATATCCAAATTCACTTATAGCAACAACCGCTTGTCTCGGCGGAGAATTATCAACAGCAGTCGCAAATATGGTAAGTGCAGAAGCTATGTTTGATATGGATACAAGACAGCGAGAGTATAATCATATCATTGATTTTATCTCTTGGTGTAAGAATCTTTTTGGAAACGACTTTTATTTAGAGTGCGCGCCCGCCGCTTCAAGAGATCAGATAGTGGTTAATAAAAAGCTGCGTCAAATCTCTGATGCAATGCAGATTCCAATGGTAATTGGCAGCGACGCACATTATCTCTCAAAGAAGGATAGATATGTTCATAAAGCGTATCTTAATTCAAAAGGCGGCGAGAGAGAAGTAGATAGCTTCTATGAATATTCTTATCTTCAAACTGAAGACGAGATTTTTGAAAACTTACGAAAATCTTTCAATGATGATAATTATATTAGCAATTTATTTGAAAATAGCTTATCTATCTATGATAAAATTGAAAATTACAGTATTCGACATAAGCAAAGAATTCCTAAAGTTGAAGTAAAAGAGTATCCGCAAGTTGATTTAACAAAATCTGGTAATGACGATGAATATTTTATCGGTACACATTACCCTACTTTGAATAGTCTATTTAATTCTGAAAATAAGGTGGAACGATATTGGGTAAATCAATGTTTTGAAAGTTTGGCAAATAAAAAGAAAGCTACCAGTTATGATTTAATCGTTGAATTTTCTCAATATCTCGACAGACTTGAAGAAGAAGCAGATATCAAGAGAACGATTAGTGAAAAATTGGAAACAAATATGTTTGCATATCCTGTCACTCTTCAGCATTATATTGATCTCTTTTGGGAATGCGGTTCTATGGTTGGCGCCGGTCGTGGTTCAAGCTGCTCAGGCCTAAACCATTATCTCCTTGGAGTTACCCAGCTTGATCCTATAGAGTGGGATCTTCCCTTCTGGCGCTACCTCAATAAGGAAAGAGTAGAACTCGGTGATATCGACTTAGACCTTTGTCCAAGTAAAAGACCCTATATTCTTAAGAAAATTAAAGAAGAACGTGGAGCCAAGTTTAATACAGATATTGATGAACTGTCTCGCGCAAACTTAGGTTGTACTCTTATTGCAACTTTTGGTACGGAAACTACAAAGAGCGCAATATTGACCGCTTGCCGCGGCTATCGTAGTGAAGAATATCCGGACGGTATTGATGTTGATATGGCGCAGTATCTTACTTCTCTTGTTCCGCAAGAGCGTGGTTTCTTATGGAGTATCAATGATGTTGTTAATGGTAACCCAGATAAAGATCGTAAACCAGTAGCGTCATTCGTTCGAGAAGTAAATCATTATCCTGGACTTTTGGAAATTATGACTTCGATTGAAGGTCTTAAGAACAAGCGCTCATCTCACGCATCTGGAGTAATTTTATTTGATGAAGATCCATATGAGTTTGGCGCATTCATGAGAACTCCAAAAGGTGAAGTTATAACGCAATTTGATCTTCACACTTGTGAGGCACTTGGAATGGTGAAATATGACTTCCTTGTAACAGAAGTACAAGACAAACTCGTAGAGACTATTAATATGCTGCAAGAGACTGGCGAATTAGAGTCAGATATGACCTTGCGCCAGATATATGATAAATATTTTCATCCGAATGTTCTTCCTATTGAAGAAGAAAAGTATTGGAAACCTATTCAAGATGTTGCAGTATTAGGTCTTTTCCAGTTTGACTCAGATGTGGGCGCCCAAGCGGCTAAAAAGATTCGTCCATCAAGTATCCTTGAGCTGGCGGACGCCAATGGTTTAATGCGCCTTATGACAAATGAAAAAGGTCAGGAAACCCCAATGGAAAAGTATGTTCGTTTTAAGAATAATATTAACCTTTGGTATAAAGAAATGGATGAATTTGGCTTAACCAAAGAGGAGCAAGAGGTATTAAAACCTTACTTCTTAAAGTCTCACGGTGTTCCACCTTCTCAGGAGCAGATGATGCAGATGTTGATGGATCCCAAGATTTGTGGGTTTAGCCTTGCAGATGCCAACGCCGCCAGAAAAATTGTCGGAAAAAAGCAAATGTCTAAGATTCCTGCTTTACAACAACAAGTTCTTGATCAGGCTAGCTCTCCATGCATGGGTCACTATGTATGGAAACATGGAATTGGACCCCAGATGGGTTATTCCTTCTCCATAATCCATGCTCTAGCCTATTCATTTATAGGATTCCAGACTGCGTATGCTGCGACTAGATGGAATCCAATTTATTGGAATACCGCAAATCTAATTGTTAATAGTGGCTCACTTGAAGGCTATGACAATGAAGATGACGATGAAGAGGCAAAAGATAAACAGACTGATTATACAAAACTTGCTCGTGCTTTAGGAGATATTATTTCCGCTGGTATTAATGTATCTTTAGTTGATATAAACAAATCTCAATTCAGCTTTAAGCCTGACGTAGAAAATAATCAAATCCTCTTTGGTATGAAAGCATTAAGCGGAATCAATAGCGAAGTTATTGAGCAGATAATTTGCGGCAGACCGTATGCTAATATCGCCGATTTTATGGAGCGCTGTCCTCTTAATAAAACACAGATGATTTCTCTTATCAAGGCGGGCGCCTTTGATAAGCTTGAAGCAGAATGGGGTAAAGAGTTAAATATCCATCCTCGTTTCGTAGCTATGGCATATTATTTATCAAAAGCTTGTGAGCCTAAAAGTAAACTAACTTTGCAGAACTTTAACGGACTTATTCAGCGTGGTCTGGTTCCAGAGTCACTTGACTTTGAGCGCAGAGTTTTTGAGTTTAATAAATATCTCAAAGCAAATACAAAAGTTGGAAAATACTTTGTATTTGATGAACCTTGTGATAAATTCTATAAAGGTCACTTTGATATTGAAAAACTTGAAGTTATCAATGGATTAACTTGTATTCAACAAAAGACTTGGGACGGTATTTATCAGAAACAGATGGATGGCGCCCGTGATTGGTTGAAGGAGAATCAGAGTGAGGTTTTGCGCCAACTCAATACACAGCTCTTTATGGATACTTGGAATAAATATGCTCAAGGATCTTTATCCTCTTGGGAAATGGAGTCTCTATGTTT